GTAGAGAAGAAGAGGTACCTCTCACAACTCTTACCAACGAAAGTTCATCCTTCAATGGATATGGAGACCAAAGGAGAAATCTTTTCAGAAACTGAACAGTCAACAAACACAGCAATTGCGACTACTGATATCGAAGTCCCAACTATCATAATCGCATCCCCCCCGGACATGGCATACGCTGATGAGATTCTTTCCGATGTCACTCATGCGTACCCCACCCTTACTGACAGAATGGTTTTGTTTGATACTTTGACCCTTGATACAACTATCACTAAAGGGACAATTATCAAACAATATCATTTACCCTATGACTTCGTTGCTGCGAAATGGTCAACTCCCAACATGCTACCGTTTCGCAGTCATGAAAATTTTACAGGTTCTGTCACAATCCAACTCCAATGTAACATAAACAAATTCAATCAGTTCTATCTCAGGACTGGCGTGGTGTATCACTATCTCCAACGTGATCGACGTGAAGAATTGGTTAATCCCTGGTGTATCTCCCAACAGCCAGGCGGCCGTATCAACGGTCATATTGCCAATTCTGATAAAACCACAATTGTCTTTGCTTCTTATGTTCCAACCATCCCCATCCTTCCGAACTCTCAGATGTTGAATCTGTATTACGCAACGGTTTCGATTATTGCAATGACAGATTTCGAAGTCTCGACTGGAGGAATCGACACAGCGAATTTGAACGTTTACGCCAAGTTTGAACCTGACCTTAAGTTCTATGGTCAGAGAGAAGTCGATGATACCATTCCTGATTTCACCATCCCACAACAACCTGATGAGACGGACCTTCCCCCCACCTTTGCAACTCCTTCAATGTTAGCGGTTGGTGGCCTTTTGGCTGCTAACAGGCTTCGTAAGTTTGGAGGTTCTTCAAAAGGAGAATCTTCCAAATCAGAACCCGCGAATGCTATTCTTGATGGACTTGTTGGTATTGCCAACCGTTTGATCTCCGGTTCAGTTGCTGCGGCAACGAAGAGATTGAACGGGGAAACAGAATCCCTGCTTTCCATGCTATTTGCAGCCTTAGGCTCAAATAGAGATAAACCAACTAACCATCGAAATAATGCTTTGCATCAACGAGCAATAACAAATCTTGCTTGTGGTTCTGGACTTTATGAAGCTGATTCCTATCGCTTACAAGAAGTCGGTTGCACTCCCCATCCTCCCTGGTTGATGGGAGTCGAAAAGTACGATACAATTAAGTCTTTGATTGAGACCGAAGGTTTTGTGAATTCCATTACTGTCAATACAACTGACACCCAAGGTACATTGCTTTGTAGTCTATCAACTCAACCTGGTGACACAAATCCGATGTATTTTGGTGGTAATTTTCCAACTGGAATTGCAAATTGGACTCCTCTGGATCATTTAGCTGGTTGGTTTAACAACTACCACGGCAAAATTCGATTCAGGTTTGAGTGTGTTGCAGACGGATTCAAGACATGTCGTTTACGATGTGTTTATGCTCCGAATGTTCGCACTATAACATACGAACAGTCCAATTCGCTTTACTATCAAACCTTTGATCTCGGTTCAAGTCTTGATACACAACAATCTTTCGACTTTGTGACTCCTTACATCAATCCCGAAGCCAATTTCCAAACCCACTCTTCTAGTGGTGTCCCGTACTTTGCGGGATCAGTTCATTTGTTCTTGGAAGTAGAGATTAACGCTCCTGTTAATGTCTATCCGAGCTTTGATATTCTTGTGTTCAAGCGAGCTGAACCTGAAACGATGTTGTTTTCAGTTCCTCGCCCGAACATTAGTTTAATAAAGCTTGATAGCTCTCTGCTTCCCGATTTGCCGGACTCGACTCCTCCAGTCGTTGTCCCGCCGCTTAACTATCCAATTCATTTTGTAACTGCTGGTTACACCGTTTCTTCACCCAACTGGGGCGTAACGCTTAGTTGGGTTGATAGTACTGGTGTCCCGGCGTCCCGCGCTATCAACAATTTCACTAGTGTTGCTCCTTTTGAGCTCACTGGTCCAACTCGAATCAGAAGCACTAACAATCCATCCCTGGTTTGGGATAACGATCCTTTGTTAACAACGACTTTCGTTGTAAACGTTACTCCAAGCGCAACCCTCCCCCCCAACTATCCTGATAGAGTTCGTCTATCAGACGGGATCTGAGTCTTTTTATCTTACTCCCCCTCAGATCACCCAACCAACAACAATCCCCTGGTCGCTCCAAACCTATACAACTATCCCAGTTGTTACTATGCTTCCAGAGGTGGCTCATCCCTCGATGGATATTCGTGAAGCTGAGACTCCTGCTCCTGACTTGGCTGGTTCGATCTCATTAATTGGACCTGCTTTGCATGGAGAGAGTCATATGCATCTTTACGAAAATTTGAGAAGGCATGAACACTATCATTCCCTCACGACTACTGTGGCAGAATCGGATTTCCCTGTCCGTATTTTTAGCATCCCCCTCAACTTTGGTGCGCCACTATTTCGTGAGAACCTCAACGAAATCGAGAGAAGTAACAAATTGCTGCATCTTCATGATGCAATGCGATTCACCCGTTCATCACTCCGTCACTTGTACACAATAATCGGAGATCAAGGTGGTGTCGTCAGGGTCGTCCATCGACCCCAAGCAGATTCCTATCCATTTACTGTTGATGATCAAACCATCCAACAACAGTATCTCGACACTGGCTATGGTGAAACAATCATTTCATTACAACAAAATAACGTAGCTGCACATGAGTTCCCGATGTATCTTCCAACTGTATCGGTTCTCAATGCTTCGTATTTATCAGATGAAATTTTGACAAATGTTTCCCAAGGCCTTGGTGTTGCTGATTTTTATTGGCAAGGACCTGCTTCAAAAGTAACGCTTAACATCTTGCGTGCTTTTGGTGACGACGGGCAGATGTACATGTTCAACGGATTCCCCATTAGATCCGCCAGATATGTGAATGCTCCCCTTGATTTTTATCCAGCTCCTACATTAACAAGAGCCCATCCTTGTATGGGTGTTCTTTCGAATGGCTTGGATAAAGATTTGCGTGCTGCTGCTAAAAACGTGGCCTCATTAACCTCAACTTTGGAGGATTTTCTTAGACAAATGTTCGATAATGGGGGACCAGAAGTTCTGCTTGGAACTCTGATCACCCAAATCGCACATGTCGTAGCAAACCCAACATTGACGACTTTTGGCATTTCTGTCGCGCAAATCTTAATTTCTTTCCGATTTATTAGTATCAAATTCTTGGCTCCAGTCACTGCTGCTCTTAGGAGCGCATTCAACTACCTTTTGTTGAAAGTGACCCCGGCCAATGTAGATGGAGATATTGATGAAGTTGCTTCTCTCTCTGCTGTTCTAATTTCTGCTTGTTGCTCGATGTTTAGTGCTAAAACCAGCATGGCTGCTTCATTCACTGATAAGATACAAGTTATGTTTACAACTGGTGGTGGAATGCATATGCGAACACTTGAGTTCATTAAAGCAATTCTACAATTTTGTAAACGATGTGTAATCTTTGTGTGTAACAGAGTGGCTCCATCGAGCGCAATTCTTGAGTATCTTGACGATAAATCATTCGATACCTGGATGACTCGCGTGAATATCCTAACGGATGCGACGATTCTGAGTAGACTCAAGAAAAATAGAAGAGCAGGAAGGATCATAAATATCTGCGTTAAGCAAGGAGAAATCTTAGTTCTAAAGTTATCAAGAACAAAAAGACCAACCTTGCTGAGTACTGTTTCTCAAGCCTTAACTAGGCTAAGAATGGTGCGAGACAAACTGGGCCTAGTTGCTCATGTTTCAGCAGTGAAATTTGATCCCTTCTGTTTCTATATTGCAGGAAAAGGAACACAAATCGGCAAATCTCATATGCTCCGTGAGATTTGTGAGGAAATAATGGAGCAAAACAACATCCAGCCTCTCAACTTGGCTGATCCCATGTATGTTGTTCCGGAAAGTGATAAATTCTGGAATGGCTATGAAGGACAAAACGTAATCATCTTCGACGATTTCATGAGAATGACACCTACAGAAGCGTCTGAGAGTGATTGCGCTCGTCTTTGTTCCGCTAAGGGAGCGGCAACATGGGAAGTACCAAAAGCATTTGAGACAAAAGGAATGGTTTCCGAAGCCAAGATCATCGCATGTGCATCCAACAAGGCCTACCCAACCTTTAATGGTATTGGGCATGAAATTGTTTGGTCACGACGTAACATTGTCTATGACGTTACGGTGGACTTTAGGGTCTATCGTGCATGCCAAGACTGCGATGTATTTAGCTTTGGGTGTCCGTTCTGTGTCTTAATAAACAAGGACGATTTTGCTGATAGAAAACATCTATCTTTTCAGCAAATCGACCCGGTGCAAAAGTTGAAAACCATTGGACAAGTGGTTGATTATCAAACGATGAAAGCGAAGGTTCTTCTTTGTGCAAAGACATTCCTCAAACATGAAAATGAAAGATTCGATAAGTCAATTATGGAGATGAAGACATATACACAGGACCCAAAGTTCCGTGCAATTATGACTCCAGAAAGTACTATCGAGGCATTCAATAATGTTTTGAGTGATGAAGAATTTTCAGAAGCAATTGGAGAAGAGAATATTCCAAACCACGCTCACGCGTCCGCATTTTGGAGTAACCTTGGAGTTTTTCTAGGGCTAAACAAAGCGGTGGAACAAATCATTCCTCCACAATGCTATCACCAACACTTCTTTGCTGAGCTCATTGAGCCAACATATAACCCTTCGGGTTATTATTGGCAACATTATGATCGCACATTCGATGAAGTTTATTATTTCAATCAGGAACCATGTTGCCTAGCTTGCGACTGGTTATCTTTGGAAAAACAATTCTTCTCAAACATTGTTGAAAAATACAGAGATCTTGAGAAAGAGCTTCCAGAGAATTTCCCATTGAGGTTTAAACCGATTGATAAATTCCTAATCGAATGTGATAAATTCAAGCAAGAAGCATCAAAGGAAAGTTGGTTTTCAAAGCACTCCGATATCTTGATGGCGATAGGTATTGGGACCTCCATAGTTGCAGCCGTTTTTACATTAAAATGGCTGTTTACCGGGAGTGACCCAGAACCTGTTATGCTAGAAGAAGAAAGAGTTGCTGAGGCGACCGGCATGGATGCAGCGCATCCAGCCTTGATGACTAGTGGTGATATAAAAACACGCTTTCGTGCACGTTTGAAACAACCAAAGTTAACTCGACCTTTTAGAGGATTGAGGCCGGCTCATCCAGCCCTCGATTCTGAGTACGATAACCTCATCAAGACGTATGAAGAATCGATCCTCGAGTTAACAACCAAAGAGCAAAATCTAGTTGTGCGTTCAGTGTCTGTTAATTCAGGCTTTTACGTAACACAACTACATGCTTTCGCAACACTCATAGCACAGCTCTCTGCTAGAGTTTTGGAAGATTATCAGTCCAAAAAGTTTTGCGATAGCGATTGCGTGGAGGCTGGAAAGAATATCAACCATAGCCTCCTCTGTAGAGAACAAGTAGGAATTCGACATCCCGTGGTCCTTAAGAAGAAGTGCCGTAACGGACAAGAAATGATTAAAGAAATAACACTGATGTCTTTCTTCGAAATGAATAAACATACTTTCGGAGTAGACACTGGTGGTTCAGATCTTGTTTCGTTTACGATGGATATTGGTGATTTTACAACCAACAATATCCTGAAGTATGTCATATCAGAAACCAATAACCACATGGACAATGAGAACTTTGCCATTTATGATCCTCACCGAATTGGAGAACAAGGAGAGGCATTCCCGGCACATAACGTCCAACTAGCGATGGAACACTTGACCTATGATAGTGAAGACGTGAAACTGTGGGCTCCAGGCCACAGCAACGTGTCGGTAATGATCAATGGTTATAAGTGTAGTAATCCTAGCATTGCTGGGATGAGAACCGCATGTGGAAGCATTCTGATCGACAAAGCGACCTGCCGTATTGTAGGAGTTATGAGTGCCTGTAATGGTACATATGCATATTTTAACGCTCTTAGTAGTGAGATGATCCGTGATAGCTTTGGATGGCACACAGATCACATAAAAGATGCACATGGGAAGCTCGTTAAGCTGAGCGAAAAAGATTCCAAGAGAATCAATCTTCCCCTCGAACTCGAAACAAACGGTAGGGCAACTTCAAGCATGAACATCCATCACTCCACGAAAACAACAATTCAGAAAAGCAAATGCTTTGGAGTGTTTGGGCCCGCGAAACGAATTCCGGCCAGACTCAGTCAAGAAGGTGACCAAGGACAGAAGGCTATCCGAAATGGATTAAAGAACTATGTCCCACATAAACCCTTTCCGAGAAAAGATATTGAGCTTGCGATTCAAGATGTCACAGCGATGTTTCAGAATAATTGCAAGCCTACAATTGAATTTCAAAGTAAGCGTTCGCTCCAAGAAGCTGTCACAGGCATCCCAGGCTACGTGCCCAGGATAACTATGTCGACAGGACCAGGGTTTCCCTGGTGCTGCTCAAGTGATAAGAAGAGAAAATCTGATTTGCTCTTCTTTGATGACAACGACATGTTAAGTCAAATTGACGCCGAAATGTATGACCAGCTGAGAGATGAAGAAGAGAAGATGAAACGCGGAATAAAACCATTTACTGTGTTTCAAATCTCTCTCAAAGACGAACGCCTGCCTATCGAAAAAGTGGATAATGTACGGCTAATTCAGGGTAGCTCCCTGACACTAACACTCTCTTCGCGAAGATATCTTATGGATTTCAACTTCGCCTTCCAGGAAAACAGACACAAATTGGAACATTGTGTCGGAATAAACCCATTCAGTCTTGACTGGGATGTGCTGGCAACAGAACTAGCACAATTTTCCCCTTACATCTGCGTTGGCGATTATTCCAAATTCGGACCCCGGCTACTTAACAACTTTGTTACTGGGGCATACGATATTATGCACGATTGGTATCAACAATTTGACCCACCTGATGAAGATCAAATGGTGAGGATTATGATTGGAGAGCGAGTTGTCAATTCGCTCAACATCTGCTTTGACCAAATTATTCAGTTGCACTGTGGAAGCCCTTCGGGTGCTATAAACACTGTGATCGTTAATAGTCTCTGCAATATGTTGTATATCAGATGTGCATGGATTGGAATCATGCGAAGAGAAAAACCGACTGTTTCTGGCCTCCATCACTTCAAACAATATGTTAACTTCTTCTGCTACGGCGATGATGTCATTTTCGCGGTTAAACCGGAAATGATTGAGCTGTTTAACAATGAAACAATATCAAAATACTTCGCTGAGTTTGGCGTCAAATATACCGACGTCACAAAAGGAGACTCAATGCGAAAATTTTGTACATTAGAAGAAGCTAGCTTTTTGAAGTGTGGATTCAAATTCTTTACAGAAACAACAATAGCACCCGGTGTGTGGATTCCTCAACCAGATCTTGGGGACCTGTTCGACACAACGAACTGGGTGCGAAAACCAAAGGGTACGAACAGTGGTTCGGATGTCGAGAGTATACTCATCGACGCAGCCGTGTCTAATTGCGAGGATGCGGTGCGAAAAAGCTGGTTTCACGGACGAAAGACGTATGAAGCATTCCAGCATAATGTCCAAAACTACTGGAGAAGTGCCCAGGGGGTACAGCGTTATCCAACTTTCTTTACATATGAGGGCCTAGCAGAGGAATATTCTATTCCTCTGCGGCTGCAAAAGGATGTAAACATTGGAGTTACCCCGTCCGATTTATCGGAAATGATCGACAAACGTCATAAGGCCAGCCCTCACGAAGGGCGGTGTTCTAGGAAGTGTTCGCACAACCAGAAGAATGCCGTCGTGAAATATTGCGAGGAGGCGACCGAGCGAGACTTGGCACTGCTGCGAGAACACAAACAGTTACTCGTGCGTAGTGGTATTGTTATCGGTTACGATTTCGATCAAACGCAAAAAATTGCTACCAGTCAGAAGGCACGTGGTTTGGGTTCGAGCCCCATAAATACCTCATAGAACCTGATGATTGGCTGCAACGTGGTCCAGTAAGCTTGCGAGCTGGGCGATCAAAACATAACAACACGAAAAAAA